AGCTTATCAATCGCCAATAAAATATTACGCCTCTGGCGAATACGGCGAGAAATACGGTCGTCCACATTACCACCTCATAATCTTCGGGATGTCCCCAGAAGATAAACCATTAATAGAACAGGCTTGGAACCAGGGACTTGTGCATGTAGGAACAGTAACCCTGGAATCATGCCGTTACGTAGCTAGTTACATACAAAAGAAACAAAACAGAACAGGTAATAAAGAAGAAGACTTATTCAGTCTACAGTCACGTGGGTTAGGTCTCGCCTGGTCGGGACGTAACCACAGTTACCTTCAGGATAACGAACACATAACACACAAGGGGATCTCAATGAGTATTCCCCGATACTATGTTAAAAAACACGGGCTCGATTTATCGAAAAGCCAGAACGAAAGGGTAGAGAAGGTAAACGAAGAACTCGCATTAGTACAAAATCAAAATAACGACATCGAACTCTTCGATATCAACCTTCAATCTAAAGTTCAGGCAGATAAGAATATAAGAGCCCGAACTTCTCTAAAAGAGAAAAAATTATAAACTCATGCGAAGCATCATCAACATGCTGAATATTGTAATCAATGTTCAGCCAACAAGCGGAGCGCGTTAGCTAATTATCAATATGCAAAATGACACCAACCGTGTCTACTAAATAAAATAAAACTACACACAAAGAACACCTTTTCTCTACACAATCTTCACATAACCAGTGTATTATTAGGTTATGAATAAAGAAGAGACAAAAGACGAACTGTATTACAATCTTATGGAAGCGGCAAAGCACGCTAAGGAACTAGGCGAAAAAGAAATCTTTGAAGCCATTATGGAACTAAAAACTAAAGTCGTTGGACTTTAGTCAGCTATACTATTACCTTGTTGTTAGTATAGCCAGATGACACCAGTCATCTAAAAAACAGGAGAAAACATGGTATTCGAACTGTACTCAATCAAAGATAGGCTTGCAGAGGAATATGGTCCCATATTCCAAGCCAAAAACAAAGCGATCGCAGAACGCAACTTCAACAATCTCGTTGAAGATAAAAAACTCGATGAAGACGAATTTAACCTGGTTAAAGTCGGAACCTTCGATAATGAAACGGGAAGGTTGACAACTGTATAAAAAAGTATACACTAGGTATAGGAGTAATTAACCTATGCCTAATCTATTCAATAACGTTTCAAAACTAAGACCAGGAAGATCAGTATTTGATCTCTCCTATGAAAAAAAATTCAATTGCGACATGGGTCAACTTATCCCCGTCATGTGTGACGAGGTAGTCCCTGGAGACAAATTTAAAATCAGCAATGAAGTAGTCATTCGCTGGCAACCCCTCATAAAACCAATCCTCCATGAAGTAAATGTATTCACTCATTACTTCTTCGTACCTTATCGTCTTCTCTGGAACACTTCAGAAACAGACTCTTGGGAAGCCTTCATTACAGGCGGACCTGATGGAACATTAGAACCGGTACTACCCACTTGGTCACTGGGTGTCGGCTCAAATGAGGAAGGCACTCTCTGGGACTATATGGGATTGCCTATAAATATAACTCCAAATGGTTCTTTTCCTTTGGAATTTCCAAAATTAGCTTATAATCTGATATTTAATGAGTATTACCGAGATCAGACACTACAGGCAGAAATATCTTTAGACACTGGTTCAATACAATTCCGTGCCTGGACAAAAGATTACTTCACATCAGCTCTTCCTTGGCAACAGAGAAATCCAATTGCGCCATCATTGCCAATAGTAGGCACAACCTCAGCAGAATGGCCGTCTAATACAGATCCAGTGGCAGGTAATGTCTCATATACGGATACCGGTCTTATTGCATCAGGTATAGGATGGACTGCTATCAATAACAATACGGTAGATCTCTCAGCAGCGTCATCATTCGACATCGCAGATCTTCGAGAAGTCGTACAAATTCAAAAGTTCTTAGAACGCAACGCCCGAGTTGGGGCCCGTTATACCGAATTCCTCGGTGCCCATTTCGGAGTTAGCCCACGTGATTCACGTCTCGACCGCCCCGAATATATTGGCGGAACAAAATCACCAGTCATCATATCTGAAGTACTTCAGACTTCTACTACAGGATATGAATCATCACCGACGTCATTAACACCACAGGGCAACCTTGCTGGACATGGCATAACAGCAGATCGTAATATGGTCGGATCATACCGAGCAGAAGAATTCGGATTAATAATGGGAATAATGTCAGTCATGCCAAAACCTGCTTATCAGCAGGGAATACCGCGGCAGTGGCTTAGACAAACGAAATATGATTTCTATTTTCCAGAATTCGCTCATCTCTCAGAACAGCCTATTTCACAAGCAGAAATCTATGCTAACGATGTTGAAATAGATAATACAAAACTCTTCGGTTATCAGGGAAAATATGACGAAATGAGAGTAAAACAAAACATGATATGTGGAACTCTTCGTTCAGGTGCTACGGTACCTTTAGATTACTGGCATTTAGCCAGGAACTTCGATTCAGCACCAATATTAGATAGTACGTTCATTTCAACAGGAGATGCAACACGAGTAACAGGTAACGAACCATCAGGCACATTCATTAGAAAGGACATCTTCGCTGTACAGGATGAGTACGGACTCATCGTTAACTATGCGAATAAAATTAAAGCGATCCGGCCAATGCCGGCAGCATCTAACCCTGGACTCATGGATCACTTCTAGGATGAAAAAAATGGAAAAAACAATAAACGTTCCTCGATTCAACACTCCGTACATCAGAACTCGGTCACCAGGTGAGAAACCTGGAATAGTAAGGATAGTAGAAACAACCGGATATCGTTCAACTAAACAGCAAGTAGCCGAATACATGGCAGCAGGTCTACAACTTCAGAACTACAGAAACGAAATGTACGATTTCGAATCGGAGGACAAAGTGGATGAAGATTATGAAGACAGAACAAGAACCCCTGGATATGATCCAGCAGATGCAACCCAGGACTTACGAAATGCTGAAAAACGTCTTCGCCAACAGGCTTCTGTCGCGAAGGAAAAGCAAACAAGGGAATCCTTGGAAAATGATAAACCGAAGGCAGAACCGGATACAGAACCGGTTAAAAAAGAAGAATAAATGGATCCCTTAACATCTTCTGCTATTATTGGCGCTGGAACATCTCTTGTCGGGACAGCTACAAACCTCTTAATGTCAAAAAAGCGAAGGCAGGAACAATACGCCAGAGAGGATAACGCCGTACAGAGAAGGGCCTCCGATCTACAGGCAGCAGGACTATCAAAGACACTAGCAGCAGGCTCGGCTGCACAGGCACAAACTCAACAACTACCCAATACATCAGGCTTCTCAGATGCAGGGAAACAACTCGGAAACATACCTATGGCAAAAGCGCAAAAGGCATCACTGGAAGCTCAAAAAAATAAAGTTGAAGAAGAAACAGCAGCATTAAAATGGCAAAATATAGAAGCAGCAAATCGATTTAGATGGTTAGAAACCGGAGCGAAAGACGCCCCAATATGGGGATCAGAAGATAGTAAAGCCGGTCAACCTATGTGGACAAATCGAGAACAGCAAAGACTGAATTGGCAGTTAGAACAGGATGCCGCCACTAATACAATGGGCTTCTATAACGAATATGGATTACCAAATCAACCAGGAGTGCTTCAGTCACAAACAGGTCAAATATTAATGTTAAATAAAGCCTGGTCAAATATGGATCCTGATCAAAGAAAACAGTTCCTATTATCATATGGAGCATCGACATTGTCTGATTTAGCAGGTAAATTTCTTGGATCCGCAGCAGGGTCACTTGGAAAAATAACAGGAGGAAATTAATGGCATATAGACGACGTGGAAATAAAGGTAAAAAAAGACGATACGGTAGTAAGCGTAAAAAAGGCCGTCGTATTCCTAAGTACGGCACTTCTCGCGGCGGTATTCGCCTCTAGTTGTTGGACTAACAACAACACATTAAACATCGGCAGAAATATGACATGCACTAAACCTATAGAGATCAACGGAGATCTATCATTCCCATGCGGGAAATGTATGTCATGCCGAGTACAAAGAACACAGGAATGGTCTATCCGTCTTATGCACGAGAAAACCGACTGGGACCATTCAATATTCCTAACACTTACTTACTCAGATGAAAAATTACCCACATCTGGAAAACTGCAAAAATCAGACCTACAAAAGTTCCTAAAACGATTACGAAAATCTTATCAATCGCCAATAAAATATTACGCCTCTGGCGAATACGGCGAGAAATACGGTCGTCCACATTACCACCTCATAATCTTCGGGATGTCCCCAGA